TTCGAAGCGCAGCAGCAGACACCCCCCGCAGCACCGCTCTATTAATAAATACGTACTCTCGTGCCTTTGTCGGCGAGCCCATAAGGGCAAAGATGCTGGCGTCTGCCAAGTCCACAAGATTCGTGTAAACGATGCGGCGTCGCCATGAGACTTTCCAACCTGCGGCGGTCTTGACCCATAGAATTTCACCATCACGCCAGCCATCGACAAGCTTTACGCGGGGTATAATTCCGGCCTTAAACCCCGCCGCGGTCTTTACGTGAAAATTCATGTTTCCACCTGGAGCCAGATAGTGCCTACCACCCCGTCGTTAGCCGTTGGGGCCGAAGTCGAAACTATGATTCGATCAGCAGGAACTGCATCGGTAATACCGTGACCGGCTAAAGTCGTCGGATTAGTACCTGCGATCACCCGACCATATTTATCGATAGTGACATTGGAGTAAGAGCCAGCGCTGACAGCGGTACTCCCTGCGATCGGCTGGAAGACAAGAGCGGTGGTGCCCAGGACAATCGGTGCATCAGTCACCAACTGCCAAACGCTGTCACCGTTGGCCTCCCCTTTTTCAACACTGACGAATAGTCCTGGCGTCACCTCAATGTTGCTGTCTGCATCCTGCGCACGCTTCCACGCACCCGATGCGGGGACCAAGTAGATACCGTTCTCTTTGGCCTGAGTCTGGTCCTTCACTAGCACCCGAGCGCCAGCCGGCAGCACCTCTCCGTCGACGGTCTGGATGCCGCTCAGCACGATATTTACGGTGGTCGCCACAAGCACCGAGTGCTTGTAGTCCAGTTTCGACAGCGCCTCAACAACCACCGTGTCGACGTACTCGCGGGTCGCCAAGACGATACTGGGATCAATCTTCAGCTCGATGTTAGCCGTGCTGCTGACGATCAGGTTGACCCGAATCACCTGCGTTCGTCCGGACCCTTGGGAGAGCAGCGGTTTGTAGGTCGGGGCGCAGTTGGCCACGGCCACCATGTCGCCGTCCGCGTCGTACAGAGCGATCTCACGTACCCACCAACCGCCGACGCCTTCCGGGATGATCTGCTCAGCGATGATCACGCTGGCGTTTGCCGGGTCGACTTTCACCTGATTCAGCGGCGCACGCCGCAGCTCGTTGATCAGCTTGGTTTGTGTTCGGCTGGGGATAGGGTCGGTGCCGTTGGCATCCCCCACAGCCATCTGCGCAAAGGTCCAGGCCGTGCCGAGCGCGGCGGCGTTCGCCTGCTTGGCCTCGCCGACAGCGGTGAGGATCGCGAAAAACTTGGTGTTTAGGTCGGTCATGGGTATATGTCCATCGTGTCGATATGGTGTTCGCGGCCACTGGTGCGGTACACGCCGCTGACTTCGATATCGCTCTGGGTCGGTGGGTAAACGCTGAGTTCGTCGCCTTCGTAAACGCAGGCACCAATAAATAAGGTGCCGGTGCTTTCCAGGCTGATGGCCAGGCCGGTCAGTGGGCGAGTGAGCGGCTTGGCGTCATCGATCAGCCAGGTCAGCTCCAGGTACATTTCTTCGGTGATGCCGGTGTCCAGCACGCCGACCTTCAAGGCGAACGTGCCGGGCACTCCTTCCGGTACGGTCTGCCACCACTCCACCACCTCGATCAGGTAGCCCAGCGGCTCGACCACGCGGCGCAGGGCGCCGATGGTGCCTTTGTGCGCGTGGATGTACCGTGAGGAACGGATGGCCGCGCGCTTGGTGGCCTCGGTCCAGTTGCTGTCCCAACGGTCGACGGAGAAGGCCCAGGCCAGATAGGGCAGTACCGCCACCGGGCAGGTGTTCGGGTTGCACAGCTGTCGCAACGGGATCGGCACGCGCTGAATGTGCGCGAGGGCCTGAGCAGCCTGGCGCTCAAGCGACGTGGAGTTGTTCGGTAGCAACTGCTGGGCGCCCATTATTCAACGCCTCGCGTGATGGTCACGCCGGTGCAGTAGGGCGCCTGTTCCTTGGTGGCGACGATATCGATCCAATCTTTCAGCACGACCTTGCGTACACCTTCGACGAACAATGCCGCGTGCAGGGCTGATTCCGACACTTCCATAGCCAGGCGCCGACGCTGGTTTACGTAGGCCCAAAAGCTCTGTTCAGCCGCTGCAAGGATCGGCTCCGACTCAGGGCCGTTGGTCAACAGGTACAGCTGAGCTTCTACCTGGTAGCGGATGATCTCGGCGGGCTTGACCGTCAGGCGGTCGGCCACGGGCCGGCGGTCATCGTCGCTCAGGTACTTCTTGACTGTGGCGACTAGGTCGGCCGACGCTGTGCCGTCGCCGAGTAGGGCCTGTACGGTGACCACTGCCACGGCGGGTGATGGGCTTTCAGCGGTCGCATCGGCAACGCGGCCATCGGCCCCACGGGCGTGGAAAATGTAGCTCTGGCGCGGGCCGGCGGTGCTCAGCCCCTCCCAGGCCATTTGCGCCCGTTCACGCAAACTGTCGTCGCCTTCCATGATCCGCGCGACAGGCGGGACAGCCATGGGCTTGGCTTCCTGAACCACCAGTCGCTGTACGTTGAAATTGCCAGCCAGTTGGTCCAGATCGGGGCCTTTGGCAAAGGCTAGCAGGTTCGCCATGGACGCCTCATTCACCCGCTGACGCCAGATGGTTTCGCGGTAGGCGTTCTCCTGCAGCAGCTTTGCCAGGGGCTCGGATTCCATTTCGAGGCGTGCGGCAATTTGTTCCTGCTCCTCGATCGGCCACAGGCTGATCATGTAGGCCTTGCGCTCGGCCAGGATCAATTCGAAGTCGATCTGCTCGACGATCTGCGGTGCGGGGAGCTGGCTGAGGTCAATTGCGGCAAAGGAATTCATACGCTTCCCCCCAGTTGCAGCGGCAGGCTCAGGCTCAAGGGTTCATTGGTGTCGACGACGGAGCCCTCCAGCTCGAGCACGGACTGCCCTTGCAGGTTTGCGCCGAGGAACTGCACGCGGCTGAGGGTGATGCGGGTTTCCCAGCGCATCAGCGCCATGACGGTGCCGGCGTACACGCGCAGGCGGGTGGCATCGTTGAAAGGGTGGTCGACCAGCTCGGGCAACAGGCTGCCGTATTCGCGGCGCATCACGCGCGTGCCGATGCGGGTGGTGAGAATGTCCGTGATGCTCTGGCCTATGTGGTCCAGATCGCTGATGGTTGCGCCGGTTTCGCGGTTCATTCTGGTTTCCCCGTTTTCGCGCCGCCCACCAGCACCCCGCCGTGCAGGTGCTTGACCAGGCTGATGGTGGACGCGACCACGTCTTCAGAGACGGTCACGAGGCCGACCACGTTCTGGTTGCCGGTTTGGTTGTAATCGCCCTGGTGATTGATGGGGCCGATGATGTTGATCCCGCCCTTGCTGACCAGGCTGGTAGTGCCGCTTTCGGGCAGGGTGGCGTTCAGGTGATGGGCGACGCTGTCGTACTCGATCACCGCGCCGTCGGCGTAGGTGCGACGGTGCAGGCCTGGGCGGTTGCCGTTGGCGGGGATGTGGTCGCTGAATAGGCCGGTTATGACGATGCCATTTGCGAGCTGGCCCGATGGGCTGAGCAGGATTACTTGTTCACCCACGGTGGGTGGGTCCCACTCTTGGTCAGCTCCAGCGCGCAGGGCGAGCCATGGCAGCCAAGCGGTGTCCAGTGTTCCGCTTTTTACCTTCACGCGCGGGGGCTCCATCTGAACGGCGGCGATGACGCCGAAGCGGATGAGGTTTTCGAGCATGCGGGAGAGGGCGGCGAAGTCGTTCATGGCGCCGATGGTGGCGTTGCGCGTGCGAGAGCGCAGTATTCGCACCTTGTACAAAGGCTTCGTACAGTTGAATAGCTCTACAATGACACACGCCGGGCTATCCCTGAGCCTGCTTCAATGGAGTGATTCAGATGCTTTCAATAATGTACCCAAATGTAATGAGGAAGGTAAATGAGCTGACCGTTGGCTTGTTGCCGGTTTCAATTAAAGCAGACTCGATACCAAAGTTAATAGTTAAGGTTTCCAAAGAAGCGATATTGACAGCTAAACTAAGGCAAGGTTTTCTCATACATCTTGTTCCTTATGAAATTCCCGGCGTAAAATCGATTGGTTTTCTTGCTACGTTCTTTGATGATTCGCAGCACCCGTACTATTCAGGGGGAGGGCTTATAAAGGAGTTGATGGGGCGAGAGCTTGCGAAGTTATTTATTTCGCCTCTGGTTGATGTACATTTCTTTAATGAGTTTGGTCACGAAATGTTGGCGTACCGGGCTGAATTTAAATCAAATAAGAAACATCGGGATATGTTGTTGCGCGCTGTTTTTCCGAGTGTTTATGGTCTGAACCAAAGCGCGTTGCTGACGCAAATTGACAAGTGGTGGACTCTAAGCGGGCCTTCGAATGATGCAGAAGCAATAGTCGTAAAATTCATAGAGCCTCTAATGTCAGAGGATATTGTTTACGTAGATATGCGACCTGGCGTTCATGACTATCATGGCGCATCTGGGTACACCATGGCGCCACTTGAGCGAGAGGAACCAGGCGCATTCCAAGAACAAGAAATTATCTCTTTACTCCAGAGAACCTTTAGCTCTGATGAGATTTACCTTGCACCCAAAAGAACATATGACAAAGAGGAGATTGTAGATATTTTGGTGGTGTCAGAGAAAAGCATTATTTTGATTCAGGCTAAAGATAGTCCCAATATAGAGAGGATTATTAATAACTCTCTTGAAAGGAAGCGATCTGCCACTAATAAGGCGTTGGCTAAGGCGGTTAGGCAAGTTAGTGGTGCAATAAATTACATGAGACGAGCTGATGAATTCATTGCGCTTGTAAATGGTCGTGAGGTTGGTTTTGATGTGTCGGGCAAAGATGTCTACGGACTAGTTGTTGTCAAAGAGCTATTTGATGACGACTATGATATTTACACTCCTCCGATGATTGAGCTTTTCGAACAGACCGGAATCAAATGCATTCCCCTCGCGTTCAGCGAGTTACACCAATACACCACGCATCTGACGGACGAGAGCGAGTTCTTTAGGGCGTTTTTAACAGTTTTCGACAATGGATTGGAGCATGGAAAGTTTCCGAGGCTGCGGGTGCTTCCGGCCGGCTCGATCGTAAATAATTAAGTCGCTGTGAGATGCGACAAAAGTCCGTCGCGGATCAACGCAAAGTCCGCGTCGGTGAATCCTAGTACCTCTCTCTGATCGTAACGTACATCGGGCGCACCACGCTCAGCACGGTCCTTCAAACCATACTGATGAACTCTGGCAATCCGGGCGATGCGCCCGGTGAAGCCCACCGTCACAGCATTGCTTTCCCCACGGACCTTCAGATATGACGCCGTACGTAGCTTCTTGAACATCGCCAGCTTTCGCTTAATACGTCCTTGCTTCCAGCGAAGGTTTCGTTGCTTACGCGGCGCAAACTTGGTCCCATTCGGGTTTTCCTGTGCCATCACGCGCTTCTGCTGACTGCGGCGCAGCTCCTGGCCAATGCTCCGAGCCAGTTTGCTGCGCTCCGCCGGTTCCAGCCGATCCAGCAGCACCGCCGCCCAGGTCTCCAGGGCTTCCAGGTTATTCGCCACTAGGCACTCTCCACTCACTGGTATTGCCCTGGGCTCCAGGTTTCCAGTTCGGGTCGAGGTAACCAGCGACGTACTGCGGTTCGTTCGGATGCTTCACGGTGGTGTTGCCCTGGTCATCCTTTCCGACGACAACCCGCTCTGTCAGTTGCAGGGTAATGCTGAGGTCCACCTTGTTCTTGTCCAGGATGTCGGCTTCGAACTGGATGCCGTCTTTGACCTTGTCGAGGTTTTCCAGCAGCTCGGACTGGTTGACGCTGAGCCAACCCAGGATCGGGAGGATCACGCTGTCGGGGTGGCCGGCGAACTCTGTGAGGATGATCTGCAGGTCAAAGCTGTATTCAAACGACAGGGTGTTGGCGGCAGTGCAGCGGACTTTGCCGTTGTCGATGAATATCAGCAGACGGTCGGGGCTGTGCTTGAACTCGGCGACGGTGGCCAGGAGATGGGCGCGCAGGCTTTCCGGCTTATTCATGGGTTGGCCTGCTGGTGTTTGTAGACCATGTCGACCTGCGCCGCGCAGTCAGCCCAGGCGGCTTCGGCGCGGTCTTCGTCTGTCAGGAGGTCACCGTTATTGAGCGGGCTTGTCGCCGGCAGGTGGCACGGCACCACGGCCGGACAGCCAGTCACGATAAGCTGCGGCGCCGGTGAGGGCGGGGCGCTCGCGCAACCGGCGAGCAGCGTCAGGCAAAGGTTGATCAGCCCATTTGCGAAGTTCGTCGTTTTCAAGTTTCAGCTCCTTTATGGTTCGCTCGCGTTTCGCCAGGCCCAAGCGCAGTTGGTCCTGCTGGCTGCGCAAGAGGCTCTGAGCATCACGTTCCTGTTTCAGAGTGTCGGTAAGGGTATTGGCCGTCTTCAGGTTGCGGTCTGCGTCTTCGCGGGCGGTCTTGGTCGCATCCTGTGCCCGTTCGGCTTTACCTTCAGCGACGTCGATGCGTGTTTCTTGGACCCAGATCAGCAGCGCCAGGGCGCCGAGCAGGGCGAGGCCATACAGGGCCTGGCGCAGGGTGCTCACGCGCGGTACCAGCCGAGCTTGTTCATGTCGGCGGTACCGAGCTGTTTGATCGGGCCGCGAACGATTACGGCCCGTGCGCCGTTCATGATCTGGATGGCTTCGGCCAACAACTCCATGTCGCTTTGTTCGGTCGACTCCGGTACGACAAGCAGGTCACCGTCCTTTACCCGCAGCTTTTGCAGCGCTTCGAAGTCGATCATGCCGCCACCCCTTTGCCGCACTCGCAGGCGGCGTGCCGCTCGTAGGCGCGCTGGAGCTTGGTGTCGTAGAGGTTCCGCAGATAATCCGGCCCGTTGTAGAGCCTGGCGAACTCGGCCCATTTGCGGCCCTTCAGCGCCTTGTGCAGTACTGGGTCGGTTTCGATGAAGCGGGTAAAGGCGTCGAGCTGCTGCGATTCGCCGGCAGTCATCGCCGCGACGAAGGCCTGCACGCTGGCAAAGCCGAGTCGTTTCCAATGAAAGCCCATGATCTGGAACGCTCCCCAGGAAGCTGACTCCAGAGCGGCCGTGTCGTCGATCAGGCGTGCCATCGCCAGGCGCTGGTGTTCGGAGGTACCGCCGATGTATCCGCCGGGCTTCGGATTGACCAAGGCTGGGTTGGCGGTGGCCAGCTGGTCGGCGTGACGCTTGAGTTCGGCTGGGTCATCGCCGGCATGTCGAGCCGTGGCGAGCTGTCGGTACATGATGTGCCGTTCGAACAGGATCACCGGCTTGCCGTTGTTGAGGAACCCTTTGCCCTTGGATTCCACCTCATTGACCGCGTAGATGCTCGCCAACGGCACGTCGAGGCGTTCGGCAGCGATCACCAGGTCGTTGTTGCGCAGCAGTTGGGCGCAGTCGCCACCCGCTAGGCTAGTTTGGGTCTTGGTACCGGCGATGCCGTCGGCGACCAGTCCGACTTTGACCTGGTAGGCGCGGACGGCAGCTTCGGTGGTGTCGCCGTAGTATCCATCCGGCAGCAGGTCTGCGCTCTGCTTATTGAGGTTCTTTTGCAGCATCAGCACCGCTTGCGAGCGGTCGCCATGGCGAAGGGTTGTCATAGCTGTTCCACCTTACGGTTGAAAAACTTTTTGGCTGCTGCACGGGTGCCTTCGACGCCGAGTAGCCCGATAACCCCGCCGAAGAACGGCGCGGTGGATGTCGGGATGCCGAGCAATGCCAGGCCATGGCTTGCGGCGAGTGCCAGCGTGCCGCACAGCGGCGCCTCAATCACCATGCGGCGCAGGGTGCCGCCGCCATACATGATCCGCAGGGCAGCGATGATCAGGGCAAGGATTCCGGCGTAGAGAGTCGGCCAGTTCTGTTCGAGCCAGGCGGCGAGCCAGGCCCATGTGTCGGGACGGTCAGGCATGCGCTTCATTCCGTTGTCCAGGGTTGGTGGGTTCAAGGGCTCGGTGCCGCAGGGTCAGTTCCATAGCTGCACCATCTGCCGCTGGGGCGCGGTGGTTTGGGCTTCGGGCATGTTGACGACAAGGCCTTGCGGCAGGATTGGGCCGTGGTCGGCCAGGCCGGGGTTGGCTTTAAGCATGGCCTCGGTGACGCCCGCAGTGCGGCCGTAGAACCGCCAGCAGAGGGCGTCGACGGTGTCGTTTTGGATGGTGCGAATGGCGACAGGCATCAGATCAGCTCCACGGTGGTGCGGCTGATCCCGAGGAAGTCACGGACGGCCCAACGCAGATCGCGGCGGTAGTCGTCGATGGTCGGGGTGGTTTCTTCGGCTTTGTCGCTGCCGGTGTTCGTCGCGCTGTAGTCGCGGTAGCGTTCGCAGACTTCGGCGCCGGTGCCCGCCTCGATCGCACGGCGGTACAGGTGAGCCTGGACCGATACGTCGTTGATCTTGTCGTCTGGTACGTCGGCTAATGTGGTGTAGCCGGCGCCCTGTTGCTTGGCCTTCCACAATCTCAGTTCACGGTTGAGGTTAATGGCAGCGGCAATGACGGCAGTTTCCAGGCGGGCAGGGGTGACGCTGTTGTCGATGCGCAGGGTGGCCCGCAGCTGCTCAAGATCGATTGAGGGCCAGAACGGGTCGGTGTTGATATGGCCGCCGGGGACTGGGCCGCTGGCTACAAATGCGCTCATGGAACGGCACTCAAAAATAGATCGCCGGTGGTCGGGGCTTCACGTTCAGGAGGAGCGGCCTGGCCGATCCGCCCCGAGCCGGCGGGGTGCGTGGGGACGCTCGGTTAGCTGCTGGTAGCAGCGTGTTTTTTCAGGAGGCGTTCGACGCGCTCCAGATCCTTTTTGCCGCCGCAGTTGGTGTGCAGCTCAATGGCACGGGCCAGGTGTGTCTTGGCAAGCTCCAGCGGCTCATGCGCGCTGCTTGCCGGGGCATCGTCAGCGACCTCAGCCGACAGCGCCTTGCCAATCGCCAGGTGCAGCTTGGCGCGGGCCTGATCGGGCATGTCTTCCTTGGCGGTAATCTGTGCGGTACGCAGCAGCAAGCCCAGTTCGAAGGCACCGCCGGCTTTCTGGGCCTTCAATGCGGCTTCGGCGATCTCTTCCGCCACGATGGTGCCGGTGGTGCGCTCAAAGCGGTCCGGCATCAGCAGCGAATGGGTGATCACGTAGTCGGCAATATCCAGAGCGCCGGCAAAGTCAGTGGCATCCATCCGCCAGACCATCAGCGTGGTGAGTACCTGGTCTTGTGCACCCTTACCCTCGGCGAGGACGCCTTCCACGTAGGGGACGTACTCCGGCAGCAACTGCCGTTTCAGTTCGGATTTTCCTTCGGTCGACTGCACCTGTTTCAGGCGCAGATAGTCCTGCTGGAGCTTCGCGAGGTGCAGCTCGTAAATAGATGCACCTTCCATGGTCATGGCTGGGCCTTCCACAGCAGCCGCAGCAACGGCTGCTGTGACACGCTGGAAGTGACGGCGGCAAGGGTTGGTCATGATTGCCGGCCTCAGCTCAGGGTGATGTTTTCGGCCATGGCAGCGCAGCCCAGGTCTTCAATCACGTAGCTTTCATTAACCGATTCAAAGTTCTCGATGCGGTCGCGTTTGGCGTTGTCGACAACAGTGCGGCGGCGAGTGCCTTCCTGCCAGTACAGCGACAGGTTATCGAGACGGGTCACCAGCAGGCCGTTGGCCGGGAAGTGCGGTACACGTACGGCCGGCAGGTTGCCAATACGCTTCTGGCTGGTGACGATATCGGCCGCGAGCATTTCCGACGGTGCCTGGGATTTGTTGATGATCGGGAAGTACTTGTCGGCCAGCAGTTGGCGACCACAGATCACCACCAGGTCGGTATCTTCCTGATACCAGGGCTCAATGAACTCGTTGACCATACTCACGACCAGGGCGTCGATGTTTTCGAAGTCCTTGCCCGCACCGATCTGAATTTTCCCGCTACCGTCGACTACTTCATGCAAGACGCGAGCGGCGTTCTCCAGGCGCATTTTCTGCAACCAACCGACGTTCACGTCTTGCAACAGTGGGTTGGTGGCTGGGTTGGATGTTGCCGCCCGACTGGTACCGTTCCAACCGATCATGATGCGGTTGAGTGCTTGTGCCTTGATGATGGCGTCGCGAATCCGTGCCTGGAAGTCCTTGAACTTTGCCCACTGATCAAGCTTCTGGTAACGGATACCAGTGTCGAAGTTGGTCTGGGTGCACGTGTACCCACGGTTGTCCAGGCCGCTAGGGTCGCGGGGTTCGCGATCTTTAAGCGTGGTGTCGGTGGTGCTGGCGATAGTGCCGTCGATACCGATGCCGATTTTTTCACCCGACTGCTCCGAAACGCCGAATACGTTGATGGCGCTGAGAAACGCG